CACTAACCCACGCATGGAGCTGGCTTTTCGCGAGCCGAGTAAGAGAATCACGAAGAAAAATAAGACTTCGCAGACGGGCGAGGCTCTTAATACGGTAATTAACTGGAAAAACACAACAAACAACGCATATGATGGCGAGAAGCTACATTTGCTGTATTTAGATGAGGCAGGAAAATGGGAAAAACCTACAGACATAAGGGACGCATGGAGGATTCAGCGGACCTGTTTGATCGTCGGGCGAAACATAGTAGGAAAGGCAATGGTCGGAAGCACCGTAAACCCAATGGACAAGGGTGGAAAGGAGTACAAGGACCTATGGCTGGACTCGGACCCGATGGATCGGAACGCGAATGGGAGAACCAAGAGTGGCCTGTATAGGCTTTTTATACCCGCTGACGAATCACTAGAAGGATTTTTTGATAAATATGGAAGACCAATCATTACTGACCCTGATACTCCTGTGGACGGCCTTGATGGCGTCGATGTTTCGCAAGGAGCTAGGACGTATCTTAAAAACGAAAGGGAAGCGCTGAAGCACAACCCTTCTGAGCTTAACGAGATAACGAGGCAGTTCCCGTTTACTGAAGATGAAGCCTTTAGGGATAGCATCGAGGGGAGCCTGTTTAATATCGGTAAGATCTACCAGCAGATACAGTACAACGACGAGCTATACCCCAATCCTGTAGTGAAGGGCAACTTCATTTGGAAAGAGAAAGATAAAGAAGTCGTATTCTCCCCAGACCCTAATGGGAGGTTTCGTGTGACTTGGATGCCTCCGCCAGAAGACAGAAATGTAATCAGGACAGACAGAGGTAAGCTCGTAGCACCGTTTGCGGATCGTGGATGCGGGGGCGTCGACTCCTACGACCTAGACGCTACGGTGGATGGGAGGGGGTCTAAAGGGGCTATGCACCTGTACAACAAGTTTCATATGGACAATCCGTCCAATATGTTTGTGCTTGAGTACGCATCTCGTCCAGACCTAGCCAAAATATTCTACGAAGACGTGCTTATGGCTGCGTTCTTCTATGGGTATCCACTTCTGGTAGAGAACAACAAGTACGGTATTGTAAGGTACTTTGAATCAAGGGGTTACGATGGATATCTTATGGATAGGCCAGAACACCTGCAGTCCACTACGTCTAGAGTGAATGTAAAGACCAAGGGTATCCCATCGAACTCACAGGATGTCATACAGTCTCACGCTCAAGCAATTGAGGCGTATATTCACGACCACGTAGGAGAGAACTATGATAGTGGAGACTACGGGAAAATGTATTTTAATAGAACGCTGGAGGACTGGATAGGATTTCAAATTACCAATCGTACTAAATTCGACCTTACCATTAGTTCTGGATTGGCTTTGTTAGCTGCGCAGAAGGTTAAACAGAAGCCAAGGGCTGACTTTGCAGACAAGGTGTTCTTCAGGCGATACAAGACGATCGGATGATTTATTATATTTGCAAAAATGTATACATCAGGCGACATAACAAAAAAGGGGACCTTTCCAGATCCTCTAGCCGACCGTGAGACGAAATCTTCGGATAAGTATGGGCTGCAGTTCGCCCGCGCTATATACTCTCAGTGGGGCAAGCAGAGCGACTCGACATCGCTTTTAGGTAAGAGAAATAAGGTTTTTGAGCGCAACAGAGATTACGCCAACGGTAACCAAGACACATCTATATACAAGCAACTTCTCAATTCGTTGAGCCCCAACAAAGGGGATGGGAGCTTGCTGAACTTGGATTTCACGCCAGTTCCTATCCTACCTAAGTTCGTAAGAGTGGTGGTAAACAAGATACTGGCCAAGGATCCATACCCTAATCTAGAGTCTATAGACCCTCTATCTTCTTCTGAAAAGAACAAGATGAAGGACAGGGTGAGGGTTCAGGTAGAGAATAGAGACGCCTTGATGCAACTCAAAGAGTCTACTGGACTTGTTCTAGACATAGATCCAGAGGCCTTGCCAGAAAGCCTGGAGGAGGCTGAAATCTTCCTCGACACGAACATCAAGACCGACGCAGAGGTTGCCGCTCAGATAGCGACTAACATGACTTTGGAGTGGTCTGACTTCAACGACACTACGTACAGACGCTGCGTCAACGATTTGGTAACGCTCGGTATGGCTGTTACAAAGAGAAGCAACGACCCTAGCGAAGGTATTAAGGTAGAGTACGTAGACCCTATAGACTTCGTGCACAGCTACACAGAAGACCCTAACTTTTCCGATCTTATCTACGCAGGCCACCTTAAGAGAATATCCATAGGTGAGTTGAAGAGAATCTCTGGGGGTAGCCTCACAGAAGAGGACTACAAAGAGATTGCTCAGAAGGTTAAGAACTCGTATGGTAACGACTCTGCAGACTTCTCTAAGACTCGGTACGATGAGAAGATGCAGCGTACAGAATACGGGTACGACAACTTCATGGTGGATGTGCTCGACTTTGAGTTCATAGGTGTCGACTGCATATACTTTGAAGAGAAAGAAAACAGATTCGGTAACTCAAACTTCTACATGAAGGGGTTTGACTACAAGGAGCGTAAGAACTCTGTATTCGAACGCACACCGCACAAGATGGAGATTGAGACGGTATACGGGGGCAAGTTCGTCGTAGGCACCGACAAAATGATTGGGTATGGGCCTGCGATGAATGTCCCTAAGAATATCCACGACATCTCCAAGGCTCGTATGTCTTATTCTGTTGTGGCTTCGAACATCCGTAGAATGGTACCGAAGTCTATGGTAGAGAGCTGCACTGGCTTTGCAGATATGCTGCAGCTCACACACCTGAAGATACAGCAAGCTGTCGCCAAAGCAAAACCAGACGGGTTGATCATCGACATCGAGGGATTGGAGAACGTACAGCTAGGTAAAGGCGGTGAGCTCCAGCCACTTGAGCTTCACGACATCTACGAGCAGACAGGTGTTTTCTACTACAGAAGCAAGACGCCAGATGGCGCTCCTTCTGCACCACCGATTCAGCAGATACCTAATGCGATACGCAATATCAACGAGATGATATCGCTGTACAACCATTACCTGCAGCTGATAAGAGATACGTCTGGCATCAACGAGCAGATGGATGGGACTACTCCGAAAGGTGAGGCTCTGGTGGGGGTTCAGCAGATGGCTCTGCAGCAGGGGAATAACGCAATACACGATACGATGCACGCTTCTATGATGCTGTACAAGCGAGTGTGTCAGGATGTCGTCAAGTGCCTTCAGATTGTACCCAAGGATTCTATCCTATACAGGATGTACGAGAATGCGATAGGTGAGTCTAACATGTCTGTGCTAAATTCATTCGAGAACCTACCTATGTACAACTTCGGTGTCGTAGTGGTGAAGGAGATGGAGGATAAGGACAAAGAGTATCTCGAACAGAACATACAGATGGCTATACAGCAAGGTCAGATAGATCTAGAGGATGCGATGGCTGTACGAGGTATGAAAGACGTGAATCAAGCGGAGAGGCTACTTATGATACGTCGCAAGCGCCGCATGAAAGAACAGCAAGAGGCTGCGGCACAGAACTCACAGCAGCAGGCGCAACAAGCTCAACAGGCTGCCGAGGCCGCTGCACAGGGGGAGCAGCAGAAGATACAGATGGAGGCGCAGATACGCCAGCAAGAGATGCAGCTCAAGGCTCAGCTAGACATGCAGCTCGAACAGGCGAAGCACGAGATGCGCAAAGAGATAGAAATGATCAAAGCTCAAGCTACTCTCGGATTCCGCGAAGACGACCAGAACTTCAAAGAGAAGATCGAGGTCATGAAAGAGCAGAACAAAGATGTAAGGCAGGATAAGCAGCTCGAAGCACAGATGGTACAACAAGAAGAACAGCAACAATAATGGCTACAGCAAATCTAGACATAGCAGAGAAGCTAGACATCATCTGCAAGAGAGGTGACTCGTTTAACATGACGATCACCATGACCGATTCTGCAGGATCACCTATAGATCTCACAAGTTACACTTTCTCTATGGAGGTGAAGAGCAAGCGTGTATCTAACGGAAGGGCGTCTGGAACGACCTTGCCTGTAGTATATGAAGAGACTATTCTTGCAGATGGCGTCATAACAAATAGCGTGACTGCTGCAAGCGGTCAGGTCACTTTTACCGTAGATGCGTCAACAATGAAAACTATAGGCCCTGGGGTGTACGTATACGACATACAATATGAAAACACCGCAAATTCAGAAGTACGGACTATACTAGAGGGATTGTTTAAAGTCAACCCAGATGTCAGCCTTACATAAAAAAGATGCCTATATCTGTAACGACATCGGATCAGTACAACTTAAGTGTTGTTCTAAACGACGGTAATACCGTAAATCTTACTACCTCAGCTACTTCTGTAGCTGTAAGTCAAGCCTCCCCTATAAACATCACGGTAAGCTCCAAGGGCCCTAAAGGAGATCCAGGAGTTGGGGGATCAGCTACGCAAGTTGTAACTGATTTAAACGGTATGACTGGGACGATAAATATCGCTCCAGTAGAAGGATCTACTAACGTTGATGTTACTGATGACGGATCTGGTAATATATACATAGATGTAGACGATTTTTCTTACACAAATGCTACTGCTATGCCAGAGGCTGTAGGTGGTTGGCCGTCTGGATCTACTTTCACCGACAAGACTCTTCAGGATATGTTTGACGGTTTGCTATACCCGTATCAAGAGCCTTCGTTCTCTAGTTTTTCACTTGCAGATATATCCAACACACGAGAAGTCGGGTCTTCTATTCCTGCAAACAGCACTTACACATTTACAGCTTCAAATACAAGCAATATAAATGCAGGCTCAGTAAATATTACTTACTCTGGCACGTCTTCAGGAACTATAGCTACTGGATTAAACATAAATCAGTCACCATACGACGCATCGCATAGCGCTATAGCCAATTCAACTGCTGGAAACCTCACCTTTAAAGTAGAGGCTACAAATAGTCAGGGGGGTCTTTTTTCTAAAACCTATACAGTATCGTACAGATGGAGAGTTTATTGGGGGAATAGCGCATTAGACTCTTTAACCGAAGCAGACATAAAAGGGTTGGACTCATCAGACCTTAAGACAAGTAAAAACGGAACCTACGGATTTACCACAGCAACAAATCAATATAAATATCTTTGCTGGCCAAACGACTTTGGTTCGCCTATTCCAGTTACTGGGTTTAAGGATGCGGCAAATGGCAATTCTATCGTTATGGCGACATCGGCTGATGATTCATTTTTTTCAAACACACATAATGGATGGTCTTATGGGGTTGTTAGTGTAACAAATTCAAACAATGTTACGACAAATTACAGGGTGTATAGATCGAAGAATAAGCTAGGTAGCGCTTTAAGTATTACAGTAAGTTAAGATGGCAGAGATTACAGGTTCAGTAAGGGTTACGGGGTTCATAGCCCCATCCGACACGACAGATACATATGCATCTCACGATGCTATATACGGGAGAGGAGGTATGCGTTCTGTGCTTACAAACACAGATAGGAATGCTATAACAGACGA